AACGAACTCTTCGCCGTCTTCGACTTGCGGCTCCGGCAGAATTGCCGCGTCCCCGTCCTCGAGGACTTCGCGGTTGGACGACGGTAGAATTTTTGCAGTTGCCATGGTGCTTTTCCTCTCGCTCGTAAAGGGGCGTGGTATCAGCAGCCGGCTGCCCCGTAAAGGGCCGGTTGCCTAGAATGTTGGGCATTAAACGACTTAACGCCTATTGCTCTGTCCCGTGGTTCTCCAAGCAGCGGCGCTCCTTGCGCATGTGATCCTCGCGATCCCGAACCCACTTATCCGCCGCGCCGGGAAACGCGCCGGTGAAGGGTTCGAGCTTCGATCGCGGTGCCGCTACCTGCCGCAGCGCGAGCTGGTCGCACTCCGGGCACCGCACCGCGCACGTCTCCTTCTCGACGAAGTGCTCGCTGACGTGTCCAGCGACGCACCGGAAATCCCAGACGCGGATGCTCACTTCATGTAGTCCGTGTCGGGGTCGATCACCCGCGCGACGCCGCCGGTCGTAGCCTCCGCCTCGCCGCCGTCTTGCTGCGCGAGCATCTCGTTGTAGGCCGCCTCGTGCGTAGCCTGGTGCGTCTGCAGCCAGAGCATCTGGGCCAGCTCGCCCTTGCGGAACCAGAGCTGCTCACCCGTTTCGATGCCCGCGACCGAGTTGTTGAGCGAGATCATCTCGTTCAACTGCTCCTGCAGCCGCGCCCAACCGCGCGTGCCGTACATGGCGAACGTCTGGTCGTAGTGCTCCTGCAGGCTCTTGTCGTTCAGCGTTTTCGTCGTCATAGCCGCTCCTCTCGCTCGCGTTGTAGGTCGGGGGCGTGGGCTTTACCCCACTTCGGCAGCGCACGGGAGCGAATCGCGCGCGTCCGTTGACCCCCGTATTCGATTACTTACGCCAATAGGCGCGCGCCCCGCCCAATGAACTGCGGCTGCGGGCGCACAGGTACGGGCACCGGAATCGGCACACGCATCGGCGGCGCAGCCGGTGCAGGAGCCGCTTTCGCCCTGGCCGCCACAGCCGCCCCGCGCGCCTTGATGGCCTCGCTCGCGATCGACGCCTGCGTCTGCGTCCGCACGATGCGCTCGTTCGAGTCGATGTCTTGCTTGCGCAGCAGTGCGTCCGTCATCGCCATACGCTGCTTGAACGCGCGGTCCTGCTGGTCGGCCTGCACCTGGTAGATGCCCTTGGTGGCGATCTCCATCTGGCGGAAGCCCGGCTCCAATTCGGCGTTACGCGCCTTGATGTTCTGGAGATTTGCGCGCGCCTGCAACTCGCCGATCTTCGCCTGCGCCTCAGCGATTTGCAGTTGAACCTGCAACTGGCCGAGCTGCGACTGCAGGGCCTGCATCTGCGGGTCCACCGCCGCGCCCTGCTGCATCTGCTGCGCCTGCTGCGCCATCTCGATCGACTGCTTCAGCATGTCGATGATCTCGCGCCGGTGCGTGAGGCCGGTGTTCGACACCACGCCCATCAGCAGCATCTTGTACTCGGGGCTCTGCGGCTCCATCGTGTTCAGGAGCTGCACGAGGTTCTGCGTCTCGTATTCGCGCTGGATGATCCCCATCGTCGAGGACGCGATGAAGTTCCAGTTCCGCGGCGTGTAGCGCTCCGGGTAGAACTGCATGTTGCGCCACAGGATCTTGCGCAGCGACGGCACGTAGAAGCGGTCGATGAAGCCCATCAGCGTGCGCTTGTGGCGCTTCACGATGCCCGAGAGCATCATGGATGTCGACCCCGAGCGCGCGTCGCCGCCGGCGCGCGAAGCGAGCGAGATCACGTCGAGCGACCCCGTCGCCCGCTGGATCATCTGGTCGAGCTGCTGCGTGTGGTTGAACGTCGACTGCTCGAGTTGGCCGAAGTGCATCGGCCGCAGAATCGTGTTCGGGTCGCCGTTCGTCAGAATCGACTTGCCCGGACGCACCGTGAGCTGAAAGCCTCGCGGCAGGCGCGAAGCGTCCATCGCCATCATCGGCGCGGAAATGTAGGCCAAGGCGTCGATCCGGGCGCGCATCTCGGCGTCCATCACGCGCTGCGGCACCATCCCCTTCTCGCACACGCCGCGGCCCCAGAAGCGGCCCGGCACCACGTCCCACGGGAACGCCACAACCGGGCGGTCCTTCATCAAGTACGGGTTCTCGATCGCCTTCAGGCAGACCGACTCGTTCGCGATGACGACGATCGCCTCGACCATATCGGAGTCGATCGGCTCGCTCGATTTCATCGAGCCGTCATCGTTCATGTCCGCGATGTCGACAACTTCCTCGGCGACGCTCTCCGCCTTGCGCAGAGCGAGCCCCATCGCCTCGCCCGCGTCCGCCGGCCCGGTCAAATCAACGGTCTGGCTCGGCGGGAAGAGCAGATGCTTCGGCACGAGGCCGTAATAGCGGATGACGTGGACCTTGTCGAACGTGTATTCGTTCTCGACCTGGCGGTCGGCGCTGAGTTCGGTGTCGCCGGCGCTCGTGCCGACGTCGACCGTCCGGTAGTCGCCGTCTTTCTGGCCCTTGCGGACGATGTGCGAGCCCACGTACTCCTCGATTCCGACACCGAGCGCCTTGTCGATCGTGCGCGCAGTCGGGTCGATGAGGAAATTGCGCGGATTCACGCTGTACATGCAGGCGTAACTCACCTCGCGCTCGATTACAGTCGCTTCGGTCGGCGCGGAGCCCACTCCGGGCTGCATTGTGGGCGCCAGGAGGGGCTGCGCAGGCTGCGCAAGCGCGTTCGCCGGCCATTCCATCCCCGGCGCGGCCATTTCCATCGGCGCCGGGCCCATATCGGGGGACATCGGTCCAATTTCGGGGGTCGGCATACCCAAATCGGGTATTTGGCTACCCAAATCGGGCATCTGCGCCAGTGGGTCAGTCAGATCCGGCGCCGGCGGGTACGCGGCGGCCACGGAAGCCGAAATCTCGCGCAGCATGAACTTCTCGACGATGATTTCGCCGATTCCGGAGCCGTACACCGCCCCGTTGATGAGCGCCTCGCCGACGTTCGAGTTGAAATCGGCGTTCCCGAGGTCTTCTTTGAGCTTCGTCTTGTTGTCGTCGGTGATCTGCTTCGCGTCTTCGCTCGCGTCGAACTTCGCTTTGAGGTCGAACGAGTCGCCGCGGCCGAAAAGCGCCTCTTCCACCTCGGCAACGATGTTCTCGACCGCCTCGCCCAGGCCCGGCGTCACCAGCATCGAGCGCTCGGATTTCCGGCTCTTGTCTTCCGGCGTCCACAGGCCGCGCCAGAGGCGCTCGTAGGTGTCCCAAAGGTGCTCGTAGTTGCCGCGGCGATGCTCGCGCCACATCTTGACGCGCGTGATGACCCATTCCTTCAACTCGTCCAGCTCGTCGCGCGGCCTCGAGAGGTCGATCGCGGGCGTTTGCGAGTCGCGGTCATCCGGCAGCACTTTCGCGCTGTCGGTGATCTTGCCGGATTTCACGTCGATGGTTGTCATCTATACCTCAAGGCTAAAGGCCGACCAGCGAGTCCGCTGGCTCCCAATAATTGTTGTCCGCCACTTCTGCGAACTGCGAAAACACGCGCCCCTCCGCCAACTGCGCGATGTACGCGAGCGCATCGGGCGCGTCGTCATGCACCAGCGCCGACGGAAAATTCAGGAACTGGTCCTTCACTTCCTTCATCTCCGCGCTCGGGCGGAAGATGATCTTCCCGTGCTCCATCCGCCCTTGAAGCGCCCAGCCGATCCGCTCAATCTTCGATCTGTTCTCATGCGAGAGCGGCTCGACGGCCAGCATGATCGGGGGCTTGCGCTTCGCCGCCTCGGCCTTCAGGTACGGCGCCACCGCTTGATACAGCGCGCCCTTCTCGATCCCGAGGTTCATCGTGCGGCAGCTCTCGACCGCGTCGACGATACGCCGCGCGGTTTCCTCTACCCCCCACCTTCCGAGGTACAGGTCGCGCACCCACCAGCGCTCGTCATCCAGAATCTTCACAACCGCGATTGCCGTCTTGTCCAGGCGCTTCTGGCGGTAGCCGACAGCCTTCTGCACTTCCGCGAAGCCCGACAAATCCACTGTAACATACCAGTCGCCCGGGACGACTTTGCCGGCGGCATCCTTCGGCTCCTCGGCGCTGTACTTGAACCACTCTTCCTTGAACGAGTCCGCCGCGCCAGTCTCGAAGCTCGCCAAAAACTCCTGCCGGAACGACGACGACGACATCGTGCGCCGCGCGTTCTCGATCTCCGCCGGGTCGAGGAATGGGTTGTCGAGCGACGTGTAGTGGAACGCGCCCCACTCGAGCGGATCGGGCCGGGCGCCGTCCGCCTTCACCCCCGTGCCCGGGCCGCGATACGCCCCCTCGCCACCCGCCTCGATCCACAGATCGTAGAAGTGGTTGCGGCCCTTCGGCGTTCCGATAAAGCCCGCCGTGCCCTTCACGTCGGCCAGGGCGGGGCGCACAATCGACTCCCACACCTCCGGCTTCATGTCCGCCAGCTCGTCCAGCTCGGCATGCCAGAGGCCCACCCCCCGCAGCGTGTCGGGGCGGTCCGCCCCCTTCACGCCGATCATCACCCCGTTGCGAAGGTAGATGTGGCCCTCGTTCGACTGCGGCGGGCGCCGCGGGTCGAGCACCGGATGCAGCAGGTCGATCAGCGGCGTCCAGTAGAGCAGCTTCGCCTGCGTCGCGACCGGCGCGATCACGAAGACGGGCTTTCGCTGCACGTTGCGCGGGTCCATCGCCTTCGCCGCCGCGCGCGCCGCGGCAAGATGGGTTTTGCCGAAGCGCCGGCCCGCCGCCAGCATCGTGAAGCGCGCCGGCGAGTTGAACACCGCCATCTGCGCCGGATGCAGCCGGACATCGAGGGAGACGTCGTCGCTCACATCTGCCTTACTTGCCGCGCGAGAAGCTCCACCAGCCGGATCATCTTCTCCAGCATCGCCGCAACCATCGGGTCGAGCTTGCCGCCCTTCAGAAGCCCGCGCAGCTCGCGCAGGACGATGCGCAAGTCCCGATCGACTACCTGCTTCGGTCTCATGCGCGCCGCCGCAATCGTAGCTTTGATTCCCCAGAAAGCGCCTCGTCCATATCCAGACCCTCGGCTTCGTTCAGGTCCGCCATCTCCTCGCCGTCCCCGAGCTGCTCGCCCATCCACTGCTGGACTTCCTCGAGGTACGCATCCACTTGCGCCAAGCGCGCGAACGCGAAGAAATCTGCATCGACCCTTGGGTCGCGCGGCGCCATCGTGAAATCCAAACCCGGCGAACTCGGCATCGGCGGTGGGGCCACTAGCCCGAAGTTCAACGGATTGTCGGGAAGCGCCGCCGCCGCGCCTTCGCGCCAAACGCCGGCAGCCCAAACCGTTTGGGCCCAAACGCCTGTTTTCCAGACCCCATCAACGCTCAAACTCATACGTTGAACGGCGTCGCGCTGCCGTCTCCTGTAAGTGCAACGTCGTTAATGAATTGCACGTTCGCGTCCACCTGATTTGCCACCGTGAAGGTGAGCTTGTCGGTTTGCACCTTGATCGCATCGACAACG